TGAAGTGCTAGACCTAAACCAATTAGCAAAGGTCCTACACTCGCAATCGCAACCCCCATAAGAACGAAACGTTTCTTGACTTCATCGGGTTGGCTAGTCATCATCTCAAAGAACCCTTTCATTCTTTCGATAAAAGGATTCAACGCATCTACAATAATCCGCCCGAACTCCTCTTGTAAGTCGCCTATTGCATTCTTTAGCTGAGTAATACCACCAGCCCCAGCCAACGCAGCTGCCTCGGCTGACCCTCCGTACTGTCTCTGTAACTCCTCTAATATGATATTCTGTGCATCCGCTAACCTACCGCTTTCAACTAGAGAGTTGATAACATCTTTCTGCGACTTACTAAACTGAATACCCGACCTGCTCAACGCACTCAAGTTAGCAACTGGGTCATTCAATGCTTTACCTAACTGGATACTCGCACTCTTTAAGTCGCCATCTAGCCTCGTTGCTAAATCTAATACCGCTACTTGAGTTTTAGCGAATTGGTCGCCTGTAATGTTTGTAAAGGTTAAGAGCTGGGCAGTAGCATCCTTTAGGATTTCCTCATCACCAAAGAGCGTAGTCTTTTGTAAGTCCGAAGCCATCTTTTGCAACTGCTTAGATGTAAACCCTACCTGCCCATTGGTTGACCTTAAACCTGCCTCTATCTGTGCTATCGCCTTAGCTTGTGTGTCAAACGCCCTCACCGAAGCCACACCAAGCCCTGCCATTGCAGTAGTCGCAACTGCCGAAACCCTTACTCCTACTCTTGTAACGGATTGCCCTACGCTTTTAAGCGTTGACTGGACACCCTTCATAGACCTGTTAAATTGAGATAGGTCTGCTAATACTTTTACTTTTAACTCAGGAGATGCCATATTTCTTTAATGCCTCTTGGAATTGTTCAGGAGTTGACGCTTTGATTGGCTTGTTGCCCTCTAATTTAAGCAAATCGCTAGGCTTTAACTTCTTCTTGCTATACGGTGAAACAACCCAGACCCCTAGTGTCCGAGCTATATCCCAATCTCGGTACACTTCTCTACGTCTATGTTCTGCGATCATGTTGAACTCCCGAAAGGTTAAATCCCAAAACTGCTCGGGTAGGAGTCCTACTTCTTCATAGGCCAACGACAGAATGTCATCCCATGTTATTTTTTTTTACTACTATCCCCCTCTCCCTTTGGTAGGGAGTTAGTAAATGAATCTATAATCTTTTGTAGTTCTTCATCAGGAAGGTCATCTATCCACTCTCCCACTTCCCATTCGTCAAAGTCCACAGTTTCCTTTTGCTTCTTAGCTCCTGCGACTAGAGCGGAATAGATTAAATCCCTTAAATGGTGCATACCAAAGTCGGCTTCAGACAAATCGACCCTGTGCATCTGTGTAAAGATGGCTAATTGATTTGTACCAAACTTAACTAACCGAGGCTTCCCACCTATGGAAACCTCGATTTCTCCTCTTAGAATGTTCATTATGAAGCATTAAAAGTAATTCCGTCAGTTACTGTGATTGTTCCACTATATGTAGTAGCATCTTCCATTGGTGCGTCCAAAGTAAGACTAGTGATAAAACCTTCTCCTGAGAACTTAGGAGCGGTAGCATTTCCACTACTTTCAGTTCCCATTGTCCAGTCTATTTTGTAACGATTGTCAACAAGTGCGAACAAGTCATCAATTCCATACCCACTGGAACCAAAATCAGTCAAGCCTTCAAAGTCTAGCGTTGCAGTTTTCTGACCACCGATTACCTCTTGGTTTCCTGAAGAATCCTTAGACGATACGTCAATGGTTGCCATTTCTATAGAAAGACTTGCGGAAGTAGTATGTGCTAGAGGTTGCTCTGCATAACCATCTTGAGCTAGTGTAATTATTAAGTCAGTTCCGTTAATTCGTGCCATTAGTTTTCTTGGATTTTATGTCTGAAGCGTATTTTGTTAATATACAAGATAAAAGTTTCATAATCCTCCTGGAGCGTGAAACTGCTATCCAGCGTTGTAGTTACCATCGTGTAACCAATTAAAGATAGATAGTTTGCAGTTCTAGTTCTAATTGCGTTGATCACGTCTTGAGCAATATCATAGCCCTGCGACTTACCTCCAAACGATCCCTCGAACCCAGTTACCACGTCTAGTTCAAAGACAATCTCATAGCCAAAGTCATCCTTTGTAACATCCTCTACTGTATTCTGTGAAACGAACACGATAAAAGGATAGTCTGCATCTTTGGGAACTATATCATAAACTGGAACATTGCTACCACCATAGGAGATGTTTCCATTCAACGCCTGATAATACGCAGTCTGTAACGCTTTGTTAGGTAGATTCATGGAAGTAAAATCTTGCGAAGAAGGTTGCCGAACCGTTATCGTCATTCGTGAGGGCTAACATATAATCTTCGTCAGCCTTAAATCTGATACGAGAGTAATCGCTCCCACTATCTACACTCGTTGAAGCCTTAGAGACAAACGCTACATCTTTTACCACGAATTCGGGGTAATTGAAATTTGGGTTGTTGTTCATATCTTGGCTCGTTTAAGTGCTTTAATAATCTTGGGTCTTTGCTCATAGTATGTAGGAAACAAAAAAGGACGTGCTGGGCTATACCCATCTTTCGGTCTTTTGAATTCCCTTGCGTGATCTACCATCTCTCTAGGCTTTCCTGCAAGATATTCCCTTGCATATTGCCCAGTTCCGAACTCTACATAAGGTGCGTAGTCTACATTGACAGTAACTTCAGCTGATACGTCCTCATGGTCTATTTTGGATTGTATGCTACTCCTTAATCTGCCTGTATCAACTGGTGCTTTCATCTTAGCCCCTGATTCAATATCCAACGCCCCCTTGAATAATACCCTTGCTAGGTTCGCCTCGTAGACTGACTTGCGTTTACGAATCTCTTCCGTAACCCTTCTCATCTCCGCTGGAGGTATGCTTAACTTTATCATTCCTCCCACGCTATGATTTCAAGGAACTCGTTCTCCTCATTCAGGTTTATGATCGAATGAATGTTGAAGTATCTATCTCCGAACTTTATCCTCGTTTCATTCGTTAGCCCCGCCACCTCGCTGGAATATCTTGCAGTCATCTTGTAAGGCCTTTTGCCTATCAACTGCTCTGCCTCTAACGCTTCTCTGCCAGTCTGCGGTTCTATATCTACAAAGAACGTATGAGTATTAGCCCATGTTTGCGTAAGCCCACCAGCCCCATCACTCGCAGTGGTAAAGTCTTGAGCTGTTACCTTCTTTAAAAACTTGCCTATGTTCTTTGTTCTACGCCTCAAAAGTGTACCCTTTTATATTGGTCTAGTAGTTTCTTGCTTGAGTTCGGTAATAGATTCGCATTACCATCTATCAAGTCCTGTCTATCCTCATAGTTAGAAAGAGTTGCCTTTAATAGGGCTAGTTTGATTAGAGCCGGTACCGACCCTGCACCATATCCAGTTGTAACGTCAATCTCTAACTGCTGGTGTGTAAAGAACTCCGTCAAATTAAGAGTAAAGAATTCTTGACCTGTTACCCAGTACGCATCACTAGATAGGGTTGTTTCCGTTCCCTCGTATTTAGTTCGCACCGCATCGACTGTAACGTGTGGACCGTAAGGCAGGATAATCTCAGTTCCGTACTCTTGATACTCAAGCGTCATCTCTTTGGTTCTGAATGATAGCCCTGTATAACGCTCGGCACTATCAATCATGGCTTCTATGATGGTGTTGATTAACGTGTCATCGTCATCGGTTGTAACCCTCATGAAAGACTTCGCCTCGGACAGAGTAATAATATCCCCTGTTCCGTTGTCAGTTATCTTCTTTGTAAAGCCTACGTTCTTACCTGGATTGCGTGTCGCTAGTATCATACGTTTTGATTCGTTTAGATCCGATTATGATATGTTATGTTTGAACTTGTCATTAACAATATCCACGCAGAACTGCTCCAGCTTCTCTAGCTCTCGAGCGGATTGGTCTTGTAAATCTTCAGCACGTAATTTAGCCCTTTTGCTCCAGTATTCGTAGTTCTTGAATACATCACGAATAGCCCCCACCCATTCTTCTACTTTGTTCCTATCGGCAAAGTACCCAGCTGAACCGCAAGACTCTAATAGACCTGGAGTAGGATTGGCTATAACTGGTATACCCGAACACATCGCCTCGACCGCAGTTCTTCCGTAACTCTCATACTTTGAAGGCATGATCAGTACCTTTGTCTTCTTGTAAGCCTCTCGTATGTCCTCCATATTTTCCATTAGACGCACGTTCTCTGGCTGGTCGACTACTTGTGTGCCATACGCACCCTTAACGCCTATAAACTCCATATCAGGCATCCTCTTTGCTAACTCCGCCAGTATGTACCCGCCCTTACTTTCGTTAATGTTTATTAAGGTTATAGCCTTGCCCGTTGGCTCGATTGAATAGTGATTCATATCGACCGAAGGGTGAAATATCATGTAAGGGTGTCTGTGGTATTTATCCTTTAAGGTGTCAAAGGTATACCATGTGTTGAATAGGTTGTATACGTTCTTTCTTTGTACTGATATAACGCCCATGTGCTGAGTATTGTGGACAATATGTACTAAGGGTTTTTTGTATTGCTTTGATATGTTAATTGCCTTGCCAGTCATGTTCAAATGAGTCCATATCATATCGCACTCAGGAACGTACCCCTCACCAACCATCTCTATTCCGTTAATATCTTGGGCTGGGTATTTCGTAACCCATACTTTACACTCATGCCCTTGCATCATCATGTACTGCATCATGTCGTGCATCATCCACTCTGCACCGCTTCCGTGGTCAGGAGGGAAGGCGTGAACGATTCCTAGTATCTTCATGTTACACTCCTCATATCTCTAAAATTATCGTAATTATCCGAGTAGCTTAGTCGCTGGTGAAAGATTGTAGGCTTTATATAAAAACTTTTGCCCTTATTAAATACACCCCATAGCATCACGTCTGTACCCATTGGATTGGGTTCAAGTTGCAAGGCTCTAAATGCCCCTCTTGGGCTTACGATATAGGCGTGGTTTGCAAATATCTTTTTAGCCCTGCGAACCTTACAAGGCAATCTGTTATCTCTATACCTAAATACTTCTTGCCCCACCTTCGTCGCCCTAAAATTATCGTTAGATCCTAGATAGATGAAATCAAAGTCCTCTATCTCTTTATGGTATGGAATGAATGGCTTTCTTTTGGGCGAAGCGTCATCCTCAAAGACTACGATAGGCTCTCCCTTCTCCACACATATCTCCCAGCATTGTTTATGCCCTAAATAAACCCCGTATTTGCTCTGCTTAAAGCCCTCAGGATATTTTTCAGGTCTTATGCCGTCTATCCTTTGATAGTTCGTTACACCGCATTTTTCGGCATCTCTTTGAAACTCCTCCCACCTATCTGTTCGGTCAGGTAGGTTGATTACATACTTGTCTAGTTTCTCAAAAGACAGTAAAGGATTTAGCTCCTGCATTTAGGGTTTCACCTTTTCTATTAAGGTATTTAGATATTTGAAGGGCAAGGGCTTTCTCGGCCTCTCGGTTCGTGTCGTCTAATATAATTGGAATATCTGTTTGAAACTTGTCTAAATGCTTTAGTATCCCCTCCCGACCTATCACACATGGTGGTCCATCTATGATAAGTAAATCATACTGAGGCAAGTCATCTAAAAATGAAGGGTCATACCACCCATCTACAATAGGAGCGTAGATGTAGTTAGTGTTGTATTTGTTGAGCCATTTTTCATCATGCTCTACCGAGTACACCGTGTAATGCTTAGATAGGTGGTGCGAACCTGCACCACTTCCCAGCTCTAGGATTGTACCCTGCTTCCGATTCTTTCGAATCCAGTTAAATGTGTGTATTGATAAACCCCAGTCGCTCATAATAAAAAAGGGCTGACCCTCTCGAGCCAACCCTTTTACCCTTAACCTAATACAAATTAAGCAGAACCATAAGCAAGTGCATAGGAGAAATCTCCATAAACAAATGCAGTTGGTCTGTAAATCGCTAGTGCTAGACGCTCTGAAGCAACAACTGTTACTACGTTACGGATAGCGTTGTCTTGGTCTTGCTCGAAGAAACGAATGCTAGACTGTTGACGGTCGAACAACTGAGCTCCCATTTGGAAATCTCCAACTAGGAAGTCACCAGTAGTTACTGCTGTGTTAGCGATTAACGGAACACCTGCGATACGTGGTTGCTCTGCACCAAAGCGGAACTGCTCAGGCATGAGATACATACCGTCTTCGTCTTTGATTAGTAGCAAGTTGAAGTAATCATCAGGGTGAACCATGATTGCGTTTGCCATGTACTCACCATCACGAACCTGTGCGATTGCTTGAGTAAGAACATCGAAGCGGTTCACGTTGCTATCAGCTAGTGTGTCTGAATAAGCAGAAGCATCTTCTGTTAGACCTGTGAATGTCGGAAGGTTTGATCCTTCACCGTAAAGAAGCACGTTGTCCTCTTTGACTGCGATTTTCTTAGGCAGACGAGTTGATAGATAGCTGGTTAACCCATTGACATCTTCCAACATTTCGCTTGTTACACGAACGTGAGAAGCGATTGTGCGAACTGGTGCGTCATTAGACTGAAGCTCGAACGTAGTTTCATCAGAAGCCGAACCTGTAATCTTGATTTCAGACCCATCTGAGTAGTTCAACTCTTTGATGTAGCGTACAGTATCACTTGAAGTCGTACCTGCTGGGAGGAACTGACGCACATGAACTGGACGGTCTGGGTCAAAAATTACACCTGGTTGGTAGTCAGGAGCAACAACGTTAGCAGAAGTAGTGTTGTCATCATAGTCAGCATCTCCATTAACGATAGCCTTTGTACTGAATGTTGGCACGTTGAAGTTGATACCTTTGTGTGAACGCACTTGCTCAGCGAAACCTTCTGTTCCTTTAATCTGAGATACCATGTTAGATACCCAGTTCTTAGAAACTTGGCTTTCGTTGTTACGCTTCGTGCTAGACTCGATTGAGTCTACTTGCTCTTGTAGTTTGTTGTAGTTAGTAGTAAGTGCAGACAGCTCGTTTGATTTTAGGCTATCTAACTCACCATTTAGGTTGCTCTTTTGAGCTTCTATAGCGTTCTCGATTTTCTCGTCAATTTGGTTTCCGAGTGCATCAAGTTTTGCTTCTAGTAGTTCTTTGATTTCCATTTGATTAAAATAATTTGATTTCTAGTTTAGCGAATGCTTCATCTATATCACTCGGCAAGATTTCAGGCTGAGTGTCTTTCGACGGCTCGGCTTTCTCCTGTGAGTATTGGTCTATGATGAACTGTTCTAACTGCTTCATCTGTATCTCTAACAGATTGAAGGTGTCGTCGGTAAAGTCGCCCTTGCGAAATGCCTTACTTATCGTTTGCATTTGCTTCACCGCTTCGGTTGCAGTCATGCTCTTAAATCCTGTAAAAGGAGTATTCTCGTTTGCCCCAAATGTTACCGTGCTTCCCTCGTATAGCATAACCTCTTCTATCTCGTTGAAGCCCTCCTTTGGTGTGTTTCTTACTGTGCGGAATCCAATCGAATGCTCGTTAATAACTCCTGCTTCGTATAGCTTTAATACATCCTCACCGTAAGACGTGCCTACAATCTTGCTCTCGAAGTACAACCCAAACTCATCCTCCTTAAGCATATACGGTTTACCCAAAGGTTTGTTCACATCATGCTGGTATAGGTGCATGATTCTGTTCTTGCCTTCGGGTCCATTCTCCATAATCGTCTTAGCGAACGCCCCCGGCTTAATGGAGTCCATGTCAGAATCTATGCTACCGAACTGGGCAAAGTACCCCGTTACGATACCATTCTCACGGTCGATGTCTTTTACCTCTGCTGGGAATCCTTTGTAGTCTATTGCTTTTTTCATGCTTTTTGGTGATAGTGACGAGTTCCACGATACCATATCCCTACTTCATATCTTGCCATGTGCTAAAGATACTAACTATCTTCTGTAATATATATTTGCGTACAGCGACAGTTAATTACATTGCCTGGACTTCCTGCTGGGTCGCCTGGATACTCTAGTTCTTCACCGCCCACTAGAAACATTTCATCCTTGCCCACTATCTGCCCATCTGCTATAATATGGTCATCCCTCGTCCTCGGTCCTGGCGTTGATAACCATTGCTTTTTGAAATTAAGCCCTGTACTCCTTGCCCCTTCTAGTGATCCTGCATTAGATGCTGATATGATTTCTGTACGTGCTATTCGTCTTGCTCTTTGTGTAAGCGTTCCATTCAAAGGAGATAGCCCAGCAGTACCCACTATTTGAGTTTGTATCTCATCTATGGATAGCCCCGCCTCTAGCCCAGCCACTATGATTGCGTTGATTCTGTTCTGAGTTGTCTTAGTGATTTCAACAATACGTCCTGAAGCATCTATCAAAGCGTACTTACGCATTCGCTCTATCCACGCAGGTTCTTGCTTCGTTTCCGTATAGGGCATATTCTTTAACCCTGCCCATGTTCTACGTGCAAAAACATCTCCTACGTCAGTATATAACTCTAGGAATAAGTCCTTAATGGGTTGATCAGATACATCCTTGCGTAAGTCGGCTATTGTTCCTGCATTTCTGAATATACTCAGCTGTTCATTAAAGGCTTTACGAATCTTACGCTCGTACTTGCTTTGGAATGACTGCCTTCTGCGATCAAAGGCTTTCCAGTATTCTACCTCGCCCATCTTATCTACGTTGAAGGCTTTGTCCTTCTCGCCCTCGTAGTAAGCAATGCACATGGCTACCGCTTGGTCGGGATCTCGACCTTCGGCTACGACTTCAGGAATACATCTATCCAAGAAGTCATCTCTTGATTCACCTGCTCTCGGGCTAGGCATTTTCTATTTCATT